CATACGTGATCCCGGCTACAGGCTGCGCCGCCCATGCAAAAGCTGAGCCGTTCCATGTCAGAGCGGTACTAGAAACTGTTGGCGCGACAGCAAACGATGTAGCCCCTGCTCCTGTTTGGAAAGGAATTTGGTTGGCCGCACCGCCTGCGAGGTTGGTTGCTGTGGTTGCGCTTGTGGCTGCGCCGGACAGGGTGGCTGTGATGGTGCCTGCGCTAAAGTCACCAGAAGCGTCCCGTGCCACAACTTTACTAGCGGTGTTGGCCGATGTAGCGTCCACTGCAAATGTCCGGGCAGCGGAGCCGTCAAACGTGCCGCCAGAGGTCAGGTACGTGCCTGCCGTCAATGCGTTGGCTACAGAGCCAGCCGAGCCAGAGATGTTGCCCGAGACCGCTGCGCCTGAGATGGCGATGGCCGTGTTGGTGACGCCTGTAACCTGACCCTGTGCGTTGGTGGTGATCACCGGTACAGAGGACGCCGAGCCGTATGTTCCCGCAGTGCCGATGTTGGCAATGTTGAAGGTGTAGGTTGGCGACTCGTTCAGCCCCGTGCCAGCCGTGTAGGTAATTGGCGCAGAGAACTGCTGGAAGACAAGCGCTGTCGTTCCAATGGTGATGGGTGGTGGAGTCTGCTGCACCCAAGCGGTGTTAAGGTTGGCCGTGCCGCTGGTTACCAAGAAGAAGTCGCCCTCGTCAATCTCGTTGACGCCCGTACCCACAGAGTCAAAGTCTGTTGCACGGGTCAGGATGTAAGGCGTTCCAGCAGAACCAACCTGTGTGACGGTGTACACACCGTTATTGGCCCCGGCGGCTTCGTTCTTGACCAGTATCCGTTCGGAAGCAGTGGTGAGGGTTGAGTCCACAGACAGAGCGCCATTGGCATTCCCGGTCAATGTTGCCCCAACTCCGGAGGTTCCGTTGTTGTACGTGTTTGCTGGCAGTGCTGCTGTGGTCGCCAAGTTCACCGCTTCATGGAAGTGAATGCCCGATGCGATGGCGTCAGCGTACTGCTTGTTGACGATATCCGTGTTGTTGACCGGAGCCGTGGCTACCGTACCCGCCGTGATGTTGGCCGTAGAGATGTTGGCCGTGCTGGTTCCCAGAGTGCCGATGTCCAGCGTGGTGACGGCAGAGCCCGCAGCGTCCAGATACACCGCACGCGAGGACGGGTAGGTGACAAACACATCCTTGGAGCCAGCGCCAAAATTTACCAACGACCCCGCGTTGCTGGACGACACCACAGTAGTGCGGGACAGGGTTGTGCCAGAGGATGTGTAGGTTCCAACACCGACTTCCCAAGCGCCAGATGCTGCGTCCACAATGGCGTAGAAGGTCTGGTTGCCGTCACCAATAGCCACAAAAGACTGAAACCCTGCGGCTGCGCCAGCCAACGTCACCGTGCCCGTGCCGGTTGTTGTGGTCGTTTCCTTGACGCGATCTTTGAGTACCAATGCCATTTTGAATCCTTACGACGGTAGCTGGGTCCAGCCGGGGGACTGCGCATCATTTACAACAGTCCAGCCGCTACCTTGGGTATTGGTGATATTTTGCCAGTTTGGAGTCTGGCTGTCGTCAATTACCGCCCAGACCAGTACCCCTCCAATACTGATGGTGAGCTGCACGCCGGTCAAAGAGACGTTGATGATTTTTACAACCCCAAATGTGCTCAAGGCGTTTACCGTCTCTGCAATTGAGGCGTTTACACTAACAATGACTGTCTGGACGTTAGAAGCAGTAGCAGTTTCTGCTTGCGTAGCTACGAATGTTGCGGAAACAGATTGGGCGTCTTGCCCAGAAGAGGTTTCAGCAACTGCGCCACTGTACGCAATGCTTGAAATTGCAAAAGAATCCGCCGCTGTGGCAGTCTCCGAGGCGGAGACGGAAAACGTATTCCCGCCTAAAGAGGCGAAGGGTGCTTGGGCAAAAGTGACATCACCAAACACCGCACATCCCGTTAGGCTGCGTCGAGCGAGAAGCTGTAAGTGACGTTCAGCGTGTCGCCGTTGTCCACAGTCTTGTCACCACCAGTGAAGTCACCAGCCGAAAACAAGATGCCGGATGTACCCGTAGCCACGCTGGACAACAATGCGCCAGCCACCACCGTGCCGTTTACCAGCATGGCAAACGAAGAGGGCGATGCGGAGTTGGAGATTACCGATGGGTCAGCCGTGGTAGCCGTGCCAAAAGTCACCGCCTTGCGGTTGCCCGTGTAGTCCGTACCGGGCACCAACTCAGTCCAGCCTGCGTGCGTAGCCAATGTATCGCCAGCGGCAAAGGTTGTACCGGAGCCGGGGCCTTGGACCAGACCCAAGTACCAAGCAGATGTGTAGCCAGTGGCCGTAAAGTACTTGCTGTTCATGTCCTGCAGGCCTTGGTTGACCACGAGGTTGTGGAAGGTGTCAGACCATTTTTCCTGACCGTCCGCACCAACGCAAGTGACGGTGAATACACCGCCAGCGCCAACACGTTCACCGCCTACACGGTTTGTGATCATGCCTGCTGTAACGCTGTCTGAGGCTTTGCTGTGTTCCATGATGCGTCCTTACGAGATGCGCACGATGGCGCTGTTGGCATCGGCAGTTGGGAAAATAATTTGGAAAGTGTCGTTGCTCACGGTCTTGTCTGCGCCAAAGTCCAACACAGCCACGGACTTGTTGCCCTCGGTTGAGTTGTAGATCAGAGCGCCACGAGCAGTGAAGGTTGCGCTTGTCCATGAGGAGTTGGCGAAGCTGAAGTAAGCAGTCGGCACGTTGGCGCTGTTGTTTGCAGCCACAGGTGTGGTTGTGATGACCAGCGTGTTACCGCCCGCCACGTACCCCGTACCAACAACTTCACCAGACGTTGTGTAAACAGCAGTAGAGCCGTCCAGATTGGCGGCAGCGGTGTACAGCGCGATCTTGAACGTATCGGGCGATGTGGGTCCAAAGTTGTGGATGCCTTGCGGCAGCTCTACCTTGAACGATGTGGTTGCGGTTTGCGCGATTGTCATGACACTTTAATCCTTGTCTGACCGTCACGGTATGTGTCGGTGCGTTGTTTGCCGTCACCCAAGTTCTTGAGCAGAGCAATTGCCTGCATGTACATGTCTTGGTACAACTTCACCATGTCGGCCTCGCCCTTCATGAAGCGAATAGCCTCAACCAGAGCGCCGTTAAGCAGTGCAGAATCAAAGTTTTCACCCAACCACGTTTCCCCGGCGGTCACGATGGACTCTGGGTAGTAGTAGTAATGCAATTCTGCGTTGTATGTTGCATCTGGAGTTGGACCCAAGATGAACGTCAACTCGTTTACATCATTTGACTGAGGGCCGAAGATGGCGTAATGCTTGGGCTTTCCAGTGGTGGCTGGATTGGGATACGCCTGACGGATGAAGTTCACATCCTTGTCCAGCAAGAACTCATAGTTTCCGCCTGCTGCCGGGTAAATGGCCAACGAGTACACCGACAAGAAATCTAAAGGGCAAGCCAAGTACTTGTTGCTTGCAGTCAACGTACCAGTGACGTTCTTGCGCAAGTTGGCCAACTGCACCGTGTTGTAGATTTTCTGTTCCGCCTGCTGTGTAAACATGGCGTACTGATCCTCTGTGAACTCGTTTTCACAGATGTCAGCAATGTTGGTCTTCAACTCGGTGTAGTTCATGTTTTATGCCATTGGACCTCGGGCCATGGTGCCCTTAGTGGCGCAACCAGTACCACGGATTTTAATGCCAGTGGTCTTGACGTTATCTGCGCCGGGATCGTTGGTGCTTACGCGGGGCGTGGCAGTGTAGCGCGTCATCTTGTTTGCGGCCAAGGTGTTGGGGTCTTGCATGACCTTTAAGCCTGTACCGGCCTTGCCATCCATCGTGTGGGGCTTGGCATAGACGCTGGCTTGACCAACTTCTTTGCCCATCATCTTTTGACTGAATTTGGCCATGTCATTTCCCCTTGGGTGCAGACGATACGCGCTGGTTCATGACCTTGGCCATGCCGCGCCCGTATTCTTTCATCTGCAAGTTTGTCTTGCCGCCCTTGGCAAGCTTGGTCGGCTTTGCACCGGGGTGCATATTTGCTTCGTGTTTACCCACTGCTTTTTTCGCGTCCATGTCAGACTCCTTTAAGATACCGATATTGTCACCGTGCCGATCAGCACAGTCAACGCCAATGTGTTGGGTGTAAGAAGCGTATCAAACGATCTTGACCCGCCCACCGGGTTCCAACCCCACTGAATGTCCCGCGATCCGCCGGACAGGTTCCCATCATCGTTTAAACCAGATGTGATGTAGGTGGTGTCCCTACGTGGGTTCCTGAGCGCTTGCGGGTCATCCACAGGGAATGTTCCAAGCATCAACTGCGGCTGATCTGGGTCCCAGCACTCCGGGCACACCAGCAGCTCATACTTGCGCTGCTTGATGATTTCTGTTCTGAGCTGTTTGAGTTTGTATTGCTGACCGCAGCGGTCGCACATGGCAATCGCTTTGGGTCCGCTGGCAAACCTATTGGACATTATGCAACCTCCATCCGGTTGCCTTTGCGGGAGTTTTCCGAACCGGGTATAACTTGCAAGTTTGTCGGCACGTGAAGACCTGAAACTTTTTTCCCTCTTAAGGGGAGCTTGTGATCTACGTGCCAAGGAAACCCAAACAACCGTGTTCTGAGTTGTGCCAACTCATACGCCTGCTCAATCATCCAGCAATCATCATCTGTCAGCCAAGCAGGTGTTCGTTGAATCCTAGCCAACTGCCTTTGTCTGGTCCACGCCAGCACCCGCCCTGCGTTTTTACGAGCCCACGCGGCTTTCTCAGCATTTCGCGCTTCGCGGTGTTTGGCCATTGTGGCTTTTCGAGTGGCCACTATTTTTTCTGGATTTTTCTTGGCGTACAGCTTTTGGGCAATATTTTTTTTCTCCAAAAGAACATCGCGGTTTTCAATGCGATATTTGGCAATCTTAATTTGCGAACACTCAACGCACGACCGATTGCTTACAAGCCTCTCAGAGACGTGACCATGACCGCAGGACTCCCCAGTGAAGTATCTGGTAAAACCCGCTTCTTTGGCTTCTTTTAAAGAAACTAAAATCATGAGCCACCCCCAATTCTTATTGCACGGGGGACAAATCTTACGGCGGCTTTTTCTCTATCTTCACTTGAGGCCAGTTCCCACGCAGAATCATACTGCTCTTTCAAGACACCCAAGCGCTCCATAGCGCCGGGAATCTTCAGGGCAAGGTGGTAAGCCAGACCTGCCGTCATTGCCTCATAGAAGCGGAATGGCATGTCCATGGTGTTCACGCCCGTGCCAGCGTCTTGCATGCGGCGCAAGCGCCAGTACACAAACACGTAGGGCTGCGAGTTGTCTGGGATTGGGTAAACCGTGATTCTTGGCGTGTCAAGACGCTCAATCCAAACCTGAATGGGGCGACCCTGAGCCAGCTTGTTGGGGATTGTGGCGTAGGTGGAGACGCTGATCCGGGTAATGGTCAGGTCTGCCTGTGTTGAAGAACTACCTGCGCCCGTGCGGATCACATGCTCCAACAAGTCCACCGTGTCGGTTGGGAGGTTGTACGTAGCAGTGCCTGCCACCAGATTGATGGACCCCTGCTCATACGTGAACATGTTCAGGCCACGATTGGCCCAGTTGGAAAACATGAGGTTCATGGACCGACTGGCTGTGCGCAGGTCGTAACCGGTACGTAGCTCACCACCGGCGCGTTCAAACGCCTCCTCCACGATTTCCGTGAGGTCCATATTGAAAGCGGTGGTGCCGGAGGTTGCCATTATCTAAACCCTGCTGTTTTCTTTGCGATGGTCTTGGGTTGACTCACGAATTGCTTCCCTTTAGCTTTGCCAGCACGTTTTGCCCGCGTTGTCGCAGCGTACTCAGAAGCGCTGAGACTTTTAATCGCAGCTTTTGGAAGGTATCTCTCACCCGTATCAGAAGATTTTTTACCACTTTTGGTCGTCCAATCTTGTTTGCCCCAATCGCTCAGGGATTTTTGAGGGGCTTTCATATCAGTCCCGGTACCCGCCGCCAGCGGCCTTGTATTTCTTGGCTACGAGCTGGGCTTTTCTCGCGCTCCATTGCCCTGCGCCGGTGCCCTGCGTTGCAGCAGACTTGACTTGGCTCACAATCCGCTTGCGCAGCTCGGGCTTAGTGTAATTGCCAGCCGCATTGACTGTGCCGCCTTCAGCGTATTGCGTGAAGTCAGTGTCATCCCGGCGGGCTTTACGCTTGCCGGAAGGCATCTTGGATGGGAGGATGGCTCCCATGCCTCGACTGGCTCTCATATCAGCACATCCCGCCGCCAGCCATCTTGACCATTGCACCCTTGGTGTGACCCTTGGTCACGCAGCCGTCGGCACGAGTCACGCCACCCTTAGCGTAGCCTTTTTGGCCGCGAATGGCGTCACGCGGGTCTTTAGAGGGCGCAACAGAAGTACGCTTGTTGTACTCGCGCTCAGCCTTCTCACGGTCCTTGGCGTCCTTGGCCTCTTGCATGGCCTCTTCAATCATTTGCTGTGTTGCCATGATCACTCCTTAACAGGTCTTGCCGCCACGCGCCATCTTGATCATGGTGCCTTTGGTTTTACCCTTAGTGGCCATGCCGTCACGGCTTGGAGCCGCAGTTTTTACTGAGCCCATCTTGGTCGTACCGATTGAACCACCGGCTTTGTAGCCTTTGGCTTCGGCCATCTCGTGTTTGATCATGGATTTGGGAGCGCCCTTCTTTTTCATGAAGGCCATCTCTTTGCCAACCATTGCTTTAGATTCTTTCATATCGCCACCTTTTGAAAATTTGCGGCTCTTGTCCGCGTTGGAAAAATCTTTACCCACGGACTGTGGGACACCCACCTTCTTCGCAAACTCCGGGCTGTGAGCCACGGCGCTCATGAAGTTGTGCTGCTTTTTACTCGTGGTGGGCATTTCCGCCCCTCAAGTTGTCAATCTTACGCTCAAGCCTGTCAAATCTATCCAGCAACTGCTGCATGTCAGCACGAAACTCTGACCGAGTAATGTGGTCACGCGCAACTTCCTCGCGGGTCTTGTTCAGCAAAATGCTGAGCCGATCCAACTCGTCAAACTTACCCTTGAGCAAAAAGCCCATAACCGCCACAACGGCGCTCAAGGCCGCATTCCACAACATCATTTCCATGTCAGCACTTCCATCGCGCCAGTGACGCGGCTTGATTTGCAGTCGTTCCAAGTCTGTTGAGCTCTCCAGACTGGATCAAGGGGTGTAATCGACCGTGTTCAACAAAATGCAGCACACGAAGATTCTCTACGCGATTATCACCGTGAACGCCGTTTTTGTGGTCAACCTGATCGCCTTTTTCAAGCGGTTTAATGAAGGCGTCCGCAACCAGTCTGTGAACTAAAAACGCCTTGCAACGCTCAGTCCTTAATCCGCCATTACGAAATCTAACTTCAATGTAAGGCTTTGTCCTGCCGGTGTCTTTTTTTGGGGTGAGGGCCATAATTTTTTCAGGCATAGGCACATCTGCCCCAGCTCTTCCACGGCGAACTCTGGCAAGTGACTTTACCCGCCCCATGTTGCTTACTTGGTAGCGTCCTTCGTAGTTACGAATGTCGGCCCACATTTCAGCACTTCCATCTTTGCATTGATGCTCTTGCACGGCTACCCTTTTCAGACTTTTCTGCGATAGGTGCCATTCTAGCGCAGAACGAGTCCTTGCGCTTGCCACCCTGCGGCTGCGGGGCTTTGAGGTTGCTGCCAGTGGCGGCATTGTATTTGGCTCGGCCTTTGGCTGTCAGCCCAGCCCCCTTAGAGGCTGGTAACTTCTCACCACGACCGATTGCGAGGGATGGGGTCTTCTTAGCCATTGACGACTTTCAGTTTGGGTGTGCAGTGCTGCTCGATCAGCGGCATCAGCACAGCTTCTTTGAAACTGCGGTGGTATTCCTGAGAGCCAACGTGCGGCAGGGTGATCTCTGGGTCAATAAAGACCGTGAATCCATCCGCCCGGGCACGCTTGCAGAACGTGTAGTCCTCGCCAACGTACTGCCCATTGGTCAACTCAAAGTCAAACAGGGCACTCTCGTTGCGGTTGTACACATCGTTGAAGTAGGTCCACTCGGGGTGGGCTGCAACCAGCTTCTCCAACACATGGCGCTGGATCATCATGAAGCCTGTGGCCACATTCTCAACCCGCAGCATCCCATAAGCATCAAACTCAAGGGTGTTGTTCTGGTCGATTTAGATGTCCAAGAAGAACTTGCGATCTTCTGCGCGGCGGGTGTACATGCCAGCGGTGATGTCCTTGCCGGTGCTCAGCGCCAACAGGCGAAGAACAGACTCTGCGTCCACCACGATGTCGGCATCAACAAACAACATGTCTGTGCAGTCCGACTCAAGGAAGTTGGCAACCAGAATGTTTCTGGCCTTGGTGATAAGAGAGCAGCCCGACAGATGCGATAGCTGAACCTGAACGCCAAACTTCGACGCCTTGACCACGAGATCAGCCAAGGCAAACGAAGTCTTGATGTTCAATTTGCCATCATAAGCAGGGATCGCAATCATCAGTTTGCGACCTGCAATGTCCATTGGGCGTGCTTCTTCAGCCATAGTAAATGTTTGCAGAAAGCAAGTTACTCATACTTAAGTAAATGCCGTTTTTAACAAGTATTCCCTCTCCGGGAATCAACGCAAAATTACCAAACAAGTCAGACGCACCAATGTCGTAGCTGGCAAGCCACAACGATGCGTATGCGGCTGCCGTTCCGCCAGCAATAGTCCCGGAGTTAATGTCTGTAACTGTAAAGGTGTCCGCGCCTGTGCGTGTAATGACGTAGTTACCGTTTGTACCGGATGTTCCACTTGCTGTTGCAAACGTAATTCCGATCACATCTCCAGTGGCTAAACCGTGAGCTACCTTTGTAACGGTAATAACTTCGGCAGTCCTTGCGTATGTCGCGGAAACAGGCGCTGTAGTCGTGTCAAAAATATCAAGTGTCCCAGCCGTAGCTGTACCAACCATAGACACAGCTTTAAGCCTGTTTCGCCCCAAGACAACAAACCCAGAGTTGTTGAGGTGCCCTGATTTAACATCGGTTTGCATTGACATAATCAATCTCCTTTAAAAAGGGGCCGAAGCCCCTTGAGTTGATTAGGCAGTGCGTGTAAACACGTATGCAGTGGCGCTGGAGAACATGATGGTGAATCGTGCCAGACCAGTAGCGCCAGAGGCGATTGTCAGGTCACCAAAAGAACCTGCGGTGTCAGCAGCAGCGCTAGACAAAATGCCGTTGGTCGCAACAGCAATGGTCACAGTTGATGCGCCAGCGGTGTTGTCCACATACAGGTCCATCACGGTGCCAGCGGTTGCGCTCAAAGCCGCGCCAAGCAAAGTGCCAGTAGGCAAAGTGATGGTGGTTGCTGCTGCGGATGTAGAGGTGATGTAGCCGGTGGCAACTTCTGCTGCTGTAGCAGTTGCAGTGGCGTTGATCGCGGCAGTTGATGGGTGGTTTTGATCAGTGAACACCAAATTGGTGGTCGTCAGATTGGTTACGCTGGTCGTAGCGCCAAAGGTGGCATCGACGGTAACTGCGCCAGTAACAGCGCTGACAGAGATGTCTTGAAAGCCGTTCTCGGAACGAACTGGGCCGGAAAAAGTCGTATTGCTCATGATGATTCCTCACATGCGAGTTGAGGTGCATCTGTCTGCATGTCGTCGGCCCGGAGCCGTCAGATACACCGGAAAAGTCCGGGGGTGGTGGCAATATATCAGGTGGGTGTGGGGTCGTCAACGTGCTTGTTGGACTTTTTTAAGTTTTCTTCTTGGGTAATGACCCGCAGGTTCCATGGAACGTGAAGTCCGCAGACCTCTTCGCCTTGAATTGGCACCTCGTGGTCTACCGCATGCCGAACGCCAGTGGCTCGGCTCAACTCAATGGCCAGCCGGTACTTCAGTCTGATCTCCATGCGCTGCTCAGCCGACAGCCATTTGGGTGTGGCGTCACGGAAGCGGCGACGACGGAGGCTGACAAGCTCTCGGTACAGGTCAGGGTTGGCTTGTTTGTATTTCTTTTTGTAGGCGTTCTTTGCCTCGTCTGGTCGCGCTTGCGCCGCAGCAACCACGGCTTCTTTGTTGCGCTCGTAGTACCCTTTCTTTGCATTTTGGCCAGCTTTGGACTTGTTGTACTCCTTAAAGTACTCCGCTCTGGTTTCAAGGGCTTGTGCCCACTCAACCTTCAGGCACTCAATGCAGGCACCTTTGGTCTTGCGCGGCGCGATGTGCCCGTGCTTGCAGGGGTCTCCGGTAAAGTAATACTTGGCCCCCGTGGACTTGGCTTCGGCGCGTGTCTTGGGTAAATTTGCGGCGTCCATAGTGCATCCTGTTTTGACACCGGTAATTGTATAGCAAAGAAAAGGGCCTCCGAAAAGGCCCTCCAATCCGAGTGGATTAGGCTCCGGGAGAGCCATAAATGCCCAATGGATCGGAAACACCGAAACTGTAACGTTCACGAGCTTTGTAGCGAACGTTTCCAGTGTCAAAATCCCCGTCCATGGAATTCGCCAAAGGCGAACGAACGAAGTGCTTCAGACCGTTAGGTACATCAGTCAACAAGAACCAAGCGTTGGTGTCAGTCAAGAAGTTGTTGACTGTGTAACCACCGGGGATGGAGCCGTTGTTCTTGATGGCGTTGATATCGTTGTCAGCAGTGCCAACGCGGAGTTCAGTTTCCAACAAGCGGGTTGCAACGAATTGCAGGCTTGGAGGAACCACCAGCTTCTTTGGCTTAGCTGCAATCAGCAAACCGCGTTCGTCTGTCCAAGCAGCGATCTGAATGACGGCGTTTTCCAACGAAGTCTCGTTCAGGTCGGCAGGAGTAGCCGGACGGTTGCTGTTTACACCACCAGAGATCAGAGGGTGAGCAGTCGAGAACAGGGTAACGCCGTCGCCGTAAGTTACGCCAGCGGTGAAACCAGTGTTCAAGATAGCTGCAGCTTTGACCTGCTTGGTGTAAGCCATGCCACGGGCCAGAGCCTTGGTGTAGCGGCTAGACAAGCTGTCATACAGGTTGTCTTCCACAGCTTCTTCAGTGATGGAGAAGCCCAAAGCGATGGTTTCGTGGGTATATCGAGCTGTGAAGGCTTCCTGAGCGTTGTCATAAGCGATGGCAGCGCCTTCGTTCTTGACAGGGGCTGCGGAGAAGCCAGACAACTTAACCTCTTCTTCAAAGCTACGCTCAGAAGTCTCGGTCTCGTAGATTTCCTTGTGCTGTTCGCCGTACTTAGCGTACTCCAAACCAAACAAGGCGTTCAAGCCGGGAAGAAGTTCTTTCAGCAGTTGTGCGCGTGAAATAGCCATGATTTACTCCTTAGACACCAGTGGTGTTGTTGTACTGGTGCGTGTTGATTTTCACCAACAGCTCGGTGTAAGTGTCGGCGGCAGTAGCTGTCTCCGGCACAACATCGATCACACGGATTGGGATGGTGGCAGTAGTGCCAGCGCCAGTCAAAGTGACGGCGAAAGCAGAATTACCGGTGGTGGTGTTACCAGCGTTCAGGACGAGCGCAAGGTTGGTACCAACAACAGTACGGCCAGCGGTGCCCATGGTAGTGCCAGAGGTCACGATAGCAACCTTGAACAAAGCCATTGGATCATCCACAACGTAGGCGTAAGCCAGATTGGTGGATGTGGATGCCAGAGCGGGGATGAACTGACCTTGAACAGTTTGATTGCTCGAGTTCACGTACTGACCGCCCATGCACACGCCAACGATGTCGCCAGAGTTGGTTGTGGTGGATTTGACGAGATAGCCATCGCTGTTGATTACAACGGTATCGCCATCGAAAATGGCGGTGCCGAAGCCAGCAGCTACGGGAATCTGACGGATTGCACCTGCGTATGGCATGCCATCAATACGATTGATTGGTTGCAGACCATAGGGTGCCGAAACGGTGGGGTAAGCCATGTTTGGACTCCAAAAAAGTTAAGTGCCTTTGCCGAAAGTAACCTTTGTACTACGCTCTTTGAAGAGCGGCATACGGGGGTCATTTTCTCTCATGTAAGCGTTGTCCACTGATTGCATCTGCGAATCTGCCTGTTGGCCGTAATACGCATTCCGCTGCTCAGTAAACTCCACAGGTGTTTTGCAAAGCAACAAGCCACCGACTTCAATGCTGTCTGGGTAGTGGTTTTGGCCGCTACTGAACAAACGCACCTCAGGGTGATCCGATGCCTTAACGGGTTCCCAACCCTCCCGCAATTTGCTAGAAACGTTAAGGGCGTCAGCCTTGCCAAGCGTGGCAATCCGAATCCAGCGATAAGCGTAGCCTTCTTCCGGTGAGGGATTGGGCAAAAGCTGGGGTGGCATCCATTTTTTTGGACGCTCGGTTGAATCACGCATTTGCAGAGCACGAGGCTCGCGGTTATCAAGTTCTGTTTTAGCCATTTTCATTTCCTCATTTCTGCCGCAACTGCACGGGCGTACTGCTCATTCGTCAGTCCCAACCGCTTAGCGAGATCCACCTGCGTTTTCGTCAGCACGATTTTTTTAGGCGCTGTGCTGCGAGTTGCCGGTGCAACATTATTTGATGTTTTCGACGGAGTTTGCGCATCCGCCTGTTTTCCAGACTCAAACTGATCCGAAAAACGCTCCCTAATGTCACTGTTGATACGTCTGTAGTATTCATCAGTGCCAGCCGGGATGCCCTCGTTTATCAAATCCTCATGAAGGCCAAGAGCGTAAGCCGTCATTCGCTTGTTTTCTCCAAACCACTGATTCTCGTCTTTCCAAGAAATTAGCTTAGGATCAACACGCGGTTCTTGATAAACTTGTTGTCGTGTTTGTACAGCATTTTCTTCCTCCTGTAAAGGAGCGGGTCGGAAGCTGTTAATTTTGTCTGCCTTGAGCTTGACCGAAGTCATTTCCTCTTGAGCGGAAACCAGCGCATCAGAATCACCGGACTCATATGCAGTCTTGTACTTCTGGCGTGCCGATTCCATGTCATTGGCAACACTGCGTTTGGCCTGCTCAAGCAAAGCATTCTGGTTGGTACTCAGAGAGCCTTTGAGACGCTTGTTTTCTTCAACAATCTGCTGGGCCAACCTAAAAGCTTCGTCCTTTTCCCGCATTGCAGTTTCTTTGGCTCGACGCTCTTCGTGGTAGCCCTTGGTGAAGTGTTGAATGCGCTTGCGTACGCTCTCGTCGTACTTGGACAGCTCTTCATCGGTGACATCTTTGGGCGCTTCGTCCATGGGCTTTCGGCCACGGTCCTGCTCCGGGGTGTCGTCAACGACTTCAACTTCCGGCTCAGTCTCTACAACTTTAGAGCCAGCCCGAGATTTTTTATCTTCCGCCTCATCGGGGAATGTAAATTCAGTTTTGTCTAGTTCAGCCATGATTTCTCCTTAAACGCGCTGGACGCCGCGAGGGTCTTCAATGACCGCTTCAACAGAATCATCGTTGATGATCCGCCACTCGGTTCCGTGAATTTTCATTCGCGTTCCGGTGTTTGGGCGCACAATAATAAAATCACCAACCTTGCAGCTTGGGCCACTCGGAAAGCGCTTCTCATCCTTAAATGCGTCCGGTCCAATCTTGGCCACAAATAATACGGGCGACAGAAGCTCTTCATACTGCATTGTCTGGCTGGCCTTAAGTAAGCCGCCCTCGTACTCTTCTTTGGCTTCTGGAAGCATGCACAGAAGGTGATAAGTGGCGGGATTTGGAATCTGTGTGGCCTTATCCTCAACAGTTTTATTGAGTAGGCCAGACAGATTAACCGCCTGAACATCAAAGTTAGTCGTCATTGTCGTCTTTCAGTTTACGCACGAGGTCGCCAATTTCACGCTGTGCGGTCTGGAGACCTCGGATGACCCCGCACAACTCCCGGTATTGGGCGTAATCTTTCGACTGCCCAGATACCAAAGCCTCTGAATGACTTTTGACTTGATCCTCAATCCGCTTGTTGAGAATCTCAAAAATTTTGTTGTCCATTTTTCCTCTTAGTTCTCCGGCGATTTAGCAGCCGGTTTGTTTAAACTTTCCAGTAGCTTGGTCTGCATCTTGACGGATGCTTCCTGTTGCTTCTGGGACATTTTCTGATCAAACTCTTGCTGACGCTGAGCCATTTCTTGCTCGTGCATCTGGCGTTCCATGATCATTTCTTGTTGCGCTTTTGCGGCTGCAATCTCTGGGTTTTCACCTTGACGGCTTGCCATTTCTTGAGCCTTGAGTTGCAACTCCTGCCCTTTGATAGCCAAGTCGCCTTGAACCTTTTGGGCTTTGGTCTGAGCGTCCTGCATCTTGATTTGCAACTCTTGCTGCTGCATCTGCACGATGGGGTCTTGGGCTTGTTGCTGTGCTTGCTTTTGTGCAGCCTCACCTTGGTGAATTTGGGTGAGCTGCTGAGCTGCTTGAGCGACAAGCTTGGCCAACTGAACCTCCACCTGCTCCGGCAACTCTGCGTTGGGTGCTGGCAGACTTGCGCCAAGGCGCTCTTCGATCTGGTTGCGGTATTGGAATGCAACGTGCTCCGCGATGTGGGCCATGATTGACGCCTGCATCTGCTGGGCCATAGGGTTTTGTCCCATCTGGCCCATGATCATGGGGTCTTGCATCATGGATGAGTGGACAGCAATGTGGGCGTCGTGGTCTTGGTAGATGAACGCCTTGGTGGGTTTGCCTGTCAGGAAGGCCATGTTCTCGCTGATTGGGTCGCGGGGCTTCATGTCATCTGCGATGGGTACAAGCTTGTCGGCGTTGCGGATACCCAAAACTTCAATCATCTGGCGGTGCAACTGCGGTAGGTCGTAAATCTGAGGAGCGCTCTGAGCCAACTGAATTACAGCTTGGTACTGCATGATCCGTTGGGCCATGGTCGAGCTGTTGGGGTCCGACACTGGAATCACTTCCACTATGTCGTAGTCTTCCCGTTTAGCCCGTGGGTCTCCACCATTGGGGACATACTCGTAGTCACCCGGGGTGTTGTTGCGGATGATCTCTTTCAGGAGCTTGAACTCCTGCTTCATGGAGAAATGAACCCGGGCCTGTACCGCGCTCATGGTCTTGAGTTGACGCTCAAGAAGAGCCAGAGTTGTGCCGACCGGGGCGTTGGCGCTCATGTCGCTGATGTTCATATCAGCAATCGAACCAAGGCGGCGACCTTCCTCTGTGATGCGGTCCAACAACAAAGCCAGAACTTGGCTTGGCTCTTTGTAAGGCAGGGGCATGATGTTGTCACGCACAGTGCCGGAAGGAACGTCCACATCACGGAACTCACCCGGAGCGATTGGGGTGTCATCCCCCTTAATGCGCAGGCCTCGGGACTTCAAGCCACCGGGCAGATTGGACAACGTACCCGCGTCCACCAACTGGCGGATCAAAGATGTTCCAGCCCGGGCGTAGCCGCCAATCAGGTGGATGTAGCCAAAGCCATAAGCGCCGAATCCGGGCACGTAGTCGTATTGAACAAAGTGCTGACGCTTGAGTTTCTTCTCATCGTCCTCTTTCCAATTTCGGTACACCGACAGAACTTTGTTGGTGCCCTTGTCGATGGTCACGATGTAAGGAAGGGCGATGCCATCCTCATCCTCGTACCCGGGCATATCGTAGTCCACCTGAATCTCAAGGAACTGGTAGCGGTCGTCATCAGAGACGGAGTAGCCCTGCTCTTCGGCTTTCTTCTTCTCCACATCGTTGTGCATGATGACTGGCTCACCCAGCTCAACATCACGGTAGAAGCCTGCGACCTGAAGCTTGCGGAAATCGTTTTTGGTCTTGCGCATCACATGGGTGACACGCTCTGCGGTACGAGCGCCAGATGAACCATAGGGGATGATCACATCCTCTGCGGGGCAGAAGATTGATGTTTGACGGCCCAAGCTGGGGTCAAAGTAGACCTTCTTAAAAGCTGCGCCAGCCAGACCCAAGTTGAAAAGCATGCGCTCATGCTCTGGGCGGTACTCAGGCATTCCGTCAACCAACTGGAAGTTCATGTCGGTGCGAACACGCTCCGCAGCCTCTTCCTTCAGTTTGTCGATTGCGCCAATGATCTGCGTCTTGACGGGGCCTTGGGCAGGGAATGTCTCAATGATGGTCTCGGACTGGAAGCGAACTGCGGCTTCAGTCAGGAGGGTGGAGAAGACCCCGCAGGCTCCCGTCCAAGGCTCGGTGCGCTCTTCATACTTCATGCCCAGAACCTCAAGGCCCTTGACATACATCTCTACCCACTCTTTGCGGGAGGATATGTCTGACTCCACCTCCCCAACCAAATCAGAGCCCATCTTCTCAAGCTCACCCTCGTCCATGTATTCAGCCAAGTTGGCATCAAACGGGATGCTTTCTTCTTCCGGCATCAGGTCAATCATCATTCCATCGATGCCAATTTGTACATCATCAGGGTTGTCAATCATGATCTCTATTGCCGGGGCGTCATTCTCAACAACGTCCAAAAAATCCAAGCCACTTGGGGCTGGTGCGAGGGATGAAACCATGCTGCTCGTTGCCATATTTAATCCTAATAAAACGCGGCTTTACGCCGGAAGGACAAAGGTTCGTCCTGCTCATCGGATTCTAGTCTCAAGAAGCCGCCTTGTCGAAATCTTGTAATGGCCATCACAGCGGTGTCAGCCAAGTCATCGTGTGCCGCGTTAGGGAAAGAGGCCATCTGGTCAATCAACTCTCTTGCCCAGCGAGTATCCGGCGCCCAAACTTTGCCACCTTGAAAGATGGGGGACACCGAGTTCATCCGGGCTATCTTGTCGTTCGACTGCTGACGTGTCCCCCGACTTGGGGTGTACCCCCTGACAAACATGTCCGACTGCTGGTTCAACTCCTGAATCAAAGAGGCTCCTGCGGCCTTCGCTTCAATAATACAGTCATCCGGCTCCCACTCAAGGTAGTGCTCACGGGCTTTTTCCTTCAATTCCGGAAACTCCATCCGCTTTTGAAAGGCATCCAGCAAGATAATGTTCGGGTTATTTGGGTCTTCACCCAGAAAAAAGACGCCCCAAGTGGTGCAGGCCGAGTAATCCGACCGTTCGCTCTTGGTAAAAGCCGTATCCCAAGCCTGAATAATGAACTCGCACTTCGGCGGGTCTTCTTTTTCCCAGACTTGCCACCACTCGCGCTTAACAATAGCACCTTCTTCGCCAGTGGGCCTCTGTTGATACTGAGCATTCCACTTAGCTGGGGCCAATTCCTCCTTCAGCGCCTCGAGTAACTCCAGTGACCAGTACTCAGGCCATAAAGGATTGCCAGAAGGCAGAATCGCGGGGAACTCAATCACCCGCCACTCGTCATCTTTACCTCTTTCGCCAGCATCCTTGAGGACTCGGCCAATCAAATCGTTCTCGCCCCAGCGCGTCGCAATGATAATGATCGACCCGTTAGGCTGAAGTCGCTGCCGAGGGCCAGAGGTGTACCACTCGTACGCCTTGTCATATATAGAGGGGTCATGCGCAGCTAAGGTCGCCTCCCCTTCAGTGTGAGGGTCGTCAATGATGACCAAATCAGCTCCCCGGCCAGTCATGGTTCCCCCAACGCCGATAGCAAAGTACTCCCCCACCTCATTCACAGCCCAACGGCCAGCAGATTTAGAGTCCTGCCGGATGTTCGTGCTCGGGAAAACTTCGTGGTACTGCTCACTCATCACCAAGTTACGGACCTTCCGGCCAAATCCAACGGCAAGCTCTCCCGTGTTCGACGCCTGCATCACCTTCTTGTCAGGAAATTTCCCAAGGAACCACGCCGGCAACATATAAGAACCAAACTCAGACTTAGTATGCCGAGGTGGCATGGAAATTGCTAGTCTTTTTAGCTTCCCCGAGGCAATATCCTCAAACGCCTTGGCCACGACAGCATGGTGCCGGCCATGAATAAACCCCGGCCACATCTTTCTAACAAAAGCCATGAAGGACGCTTGGCACTTTTCCCGCTCTAGCGCAGCTTTGTACTCAGCCACTTGCTCCATGAGCTTCTCCTGCTCATGTATCGGCAACTGCGCAACCAACTTCTCCAAGTCGAGATTCTTTTCGCTCACTCAAGCTCCTTCAAGTTCTTGTAGTTCACCCATGCCGGTCTAATCGTCCTACCCACTCCATCCATCTTCTTCACCACACCCCGAGGCAAAACCCGGTCAAATCACTGCCGCGGCTAAGGTGCTCGGGACGGTTACCGAAGTGGCTGCATTCACTGAGAGAAAAGAAGTTCGGACCATCACGAGCAGCGAGGATGCACGCGCCGCGATCATGGCGCAACTCAAGCAACTGAGCAACTCGAGCGCTGAGGATGCGCACATCATCGATGAGCAGGCCGATGCCCTGATGCGAGAATTGGCCGGAGACGCGACCCACCCGCCCCCGACCCCCCTTGCTGATGACGCGGAGTCCCTGACCTCTATGCATACTATTCCACCCGAACAACCCCCCTCCTCTACCAATTCGGCAGCCTCTCCGACAGACGCCTCCACACAGGAGACCCCCCCTTCATCGTCGGAAAGCTGACCCCCGGGGGGTATTTTGCTTAAAAAATAAGCAGCCAAAACGGAAAAATAAATAGATACTTGTTGCGTAACTTAAAATAAAAATGATGACAAAAACAACGAAGCAACCAAAGCGTGGAGGTTGCTTGAAAAAAGTTATCCACAGGGACATGAAGATTCGGCGTAGCGATCCTACGAGGGATGAGTGTATGGAGGCGGGTATGAGTCCGGCGCAGAAGGAAGTTTTTCTTGTGATAGATGAGTGGTGGAAGAAGTATGGGTTCTCGCCGACATTGAGGGATATTGCGTATGTACGTGGGAAGATGGGAATGGGGTCTACGAAAAACATTGTGGACCGGCTTGTA